AATGTCGGTGAGATGTGGGAAAGTTCGAATGTCGGTGTGATGTGGGGAAGTTCGAAAGTCGGTGAGATGAGGGAAAGTTCGAATGTCGGTGTGATGAGGGAAAGTTCGAATGTCGGTGTGATGAGGGAAAGTTCGAATGTCGGTGAGATGAGGGAAAGTTCGAATATAAATATTTATTCTCCTGGTGTAAAATATAAAGTTAATGAGAAAGGTATAGCTATAATTCGCTATAAGGATAATATAGAAATAGTTCATGCGAAAGGGAATGAGGTTAAATTAATTAAACAAAAATAAGGTTAAGGTGAAGAAATGAACAAAACAAAGCAGGCAGGGGGTAATGGTTGGAGGAATGAAATATCCAGATGTATGGATTGTAAGGATTTTCCCTGTGCAAAGTTAGAGAATGAAAAGATATGCGAACATTTTAAACCAGTTGAATCTGACACAGTAACAACAGTAAAAAAGGTGAAAAAGAATGGAGATGTATATTAAGGAAAAGGAGGATTTATGGAACTAAAGAAAACCACTCTCAGGATTGAGAGGGATGATTTTACAAAAGAGGAAATGGAAACCATGCAGAAAGAATTGGCTACCAAGACTATTGAGCTGAGGCATAAAGAGAATGAGAAGAAGGCTGTCAATTCTCAGTTTACTTCCTCGATAGATGCAATCAAGGCTTCGACTTGTAGTTTGGCGGATAATATAAGCGCCGGCTTTGAGCATCGAAATATGGAATGCGAGATTAAATTTCATTGGAAGAAAGGAACGAAGGATATTATCCATCCGGAGACTAAGAAAGTTATCGATACTCAGGATATTACTGATGAGGATAGGCAAATGAAACTTGAAGTCGATGGTAAGAATAAAACAAATGAATCTGATAGAAAGGATTAAGCAACATTATAACCTAGAGGAATATATAACTAAGCAGACTGGCTTGACTTGGAAATCAGTCGGAGCTTGGAAGGATCTACAGGAATGTCCTTTCTGTGGTGGGCATGCGTGTTTTCGTCTTGCTCCAGATGGGCAATCAGCTCATTGCTTTCAGTGCCCTCGTCATTATGATATTTTAAAATTCCGAATGGCTTGGGAGAATATAACTTATCAAGAGACCCTTTCTCGTTTTAAAAAGGATCTGGGAATCAAGGGAGAGGATGCCCGAAGTGTTGAGTGGCAGATCATCAAGGAATCGGCCTCGGCCCATTTGGTCGAGACTCTTTTCACGACTATGACAAAGTTCCAATTCCGAGGCGAGTTCCACACTCCGCTGGAATATCTGCTGAGCTTTCGGAAGCATTCCCTTGAGGCTATTCTTCACTTTCAGGTCGGATTCCATTCCGGGAGCCTTATGACTTATCTTGAGAGCAAAGGCTGGAAGCGGGATGTCCTCAAATCTATTGGCTTGGTAAATGATAAGGGGCTATGCTTTGTGCCGGAGAATTGCTTCACTTATCCGGCGATTATGAATGGCCAAATTGACCATTTTAGATTCAAGGACCCGAATAAGATCAAGAGATTCCAGATGCCTTCGAAATATCGGAGCAATAAATTGTATTTCTATAATCAGGATGCTATCTCTGGGTCCAAGGAAATCTTTTTAACTGAGGGAGAGGACGATTGCATCTCGCTCTGGCAGGCCGGAGTCCATTCGATAGCCACAACCGGCGGGATGCAACTGAATCAGGTCCGGTATTTGAATAAATTCGATTTCGAGACTATCTTCTTAGTCTTTGATAATGATACCGCAGGGGAGCGGGATACCGAGGTCTTTGTCAAGATGACCTCGAGTAATAATGTATTTATAATACCTCTGCCCAGCAATAAATCCGATATAGATGAGGTTCTCCGGGAATCTGAGGATAAGAGAAAGAAAATCGAGGAGCTCAGAGAACAGGCCTCATTCCCATCGATTGAGTTCAAGACAAATATTCGGCAGAAGTCGGACGGGTATTTTGCTATGAGGAAGGATTCTGAGAAGCGACTTACAAATTGGACTCTGAGCCTGCAGGCCATCTGCCAGTCCAAGGATGAGGATAAGATATACTGGCGGGTCCTCTTTAAGTCTGAGAAAGGGGAGACTAATATCGAGATCCCGGCTGAGGCTTTCTCGAATACCTCTTTATTAAGGAATTATTTGTTATCTAATATACCCGGGCAGATTCTTTATTTTAAGGGAAGCGACTCGGATTTGAGCGAGCTGATCCATTTCCTTTCAGCTAACTCAAACCCGAAGAATATAATCGAAATGCACTGCGTTGGGGATACCGAATATGGATTTCTGGCCGAGAATCTTGTCCTGACTCCGAATAATGAAATCAAGCCACTGAATAATACCTATCTGACTCTGGATGAGAACACTTCGATCAAGATTGTGCCTTTGGTTCGGAGAGGCGGAAATAAGTCTGAGATTCCTTACTATCACCTCAATGAACCGGTTGGCGGGATTTTCAAGTTCAAGAAAAAACTCTATGATTTGATGATCCAGAACCGGAATCTTAAGATCGCTCTGGCTATTGGTTGGGCCAAGGCGACTCTCTGGTCATCTATGTTTTATGAACAAAAGAAATTCTTCCCCTTGCTTTGCCTACATGGGAAATATCAATGCGGAAAGACGGTTCTAAGTAACTGGCTCATGTCCATCCTTGGAATCGAAAATTGCAATCCCGAGATGCTTTCGGATAAGGGGACCACAGAGGTCGGCTTGGCAAGGAAGCTTTCTTTCTATTCTTCCCTGCCTGTCTTTGCAGATGATTACCGCTCAGATGACACTGGGCTTAAATTTCATACTTTCATGCGAGGAGTTTATGACCGGACCTCTCCAACTAAAGGATTAAGAAATGAGGACGGAGTCCGTAGGGTAATCATTCGGGGATGCCTGATGTTAACAGGCGAGCACTCCCCTACGGATCCTGCTCTTTTAAATAGGATGGTTTCCATTGAGCTCAGCAGAAAAGAAAGGAATGATATTTATTTCAAGGACATTGTGAGACTTCAGAAATACTTTTCCTGCATCGGTCTGGATTGGCTTAAGAGCCGGCAGTCTGAGTTTCCGCACTTTTTCAAGAATTTCGAAAAGTTTGAGGACCAGTTTACTAAGGATTTCGATGACCCGAGGCAGGCCTCGGTTTTTGCTGTAGTGGTAGCCTCAGCCATTTCCGAAGGCCTCTGGGAGCCTGAGGAGATTATCGATTTCGCCAAGCATATATGCAAGTCAGATCTTGCCGAAAGGCGGTCAGAGGATACTATAAATACATTATGGGAAGCTGTGGAAATCCTTTTTGCCCGGAATGAGCTTGTAGATCAGGAACTCTGCGTAGAAGCCCTAAATTCCCGCATTCTTGTGCATTTGCCGGGTCTTTTAGGCCGAATAAGGAGTTCTCCTGCCTGTAGACATTATACGCTCCCAAATAAGCGAGAAATCGTAAAATTGCTTAAACAAGAGCCTTATCTGGGAGGCTATGAAAGTATCCGAGTAAATGGGAAGGTCGGCTGGCGCTGGATTATAAAGCTGGATAGCCCTGAGCTACCTGATGCCCTTAAGAATATTTCGGACCGATTCGATCCGGGGCTTGGAGGGTCTGATGCATTTTAAAGAGTTATCCCCTTATCTTAATAATTTAGGAAATGCATTAAAATGAACTATTTAACGCTAAAAAACAAAGAAATTCGAAGATTAAGAGCTTTTTATCAAGATTTAAAAGAAATGGGATTAGATCGCTATCCCACACTGGTTCGGACAACTTTAAAGCAATTAGAATACTGGGGAGTCGGCTTGGAAGATAAGGAAAAGCAATTTATTCCAACTCCGGATTTGCCAGTCCAAAGTTTTAAGAAATTGAAAATTCCAGATAGGTATCCCAGAAAATTTTTGAAGCGGGATAAGAATAAGTTTAAAATATACAACAGATTTAAGAAAACTTGCCAAAATTGTCTTGAGCAATTTACCCGGATTAGGGATTTGAGGATTCATCATGTGATTCCTTTATTTCTTGGCGGACAGGATATAGAGGCAAATTTAACGCTTTTATGTAAATCCTGTCATTTTAAGAAACATAAAGAGATTTTGAGGCTCATCCGTGACAGCTCGATTGACGGAAAGTCACGCAGTAACTGTCACGACAGGAATATAAGGGCTCATAGATAAGGAAGAGTGGAATAATTTGTTAGTCCGTATTTTAGTTCTCGCATGCGACCTTATGATTCAGGCACTCGTGACTGTGACGCCGAACAAATACAAATAAATAAATAATTAAATAAATAAATATAAATAAATGAATCTATTCTGTAACATTAACTGTAACGTAGTAACGATATATAATAAATATAAATTATAATAAAAAGATTTCAAATGCATAGAATCTGTTATAAATGCTTGTATTCAATATCTTGCGCCATTCCGGGATGGTTTCGTTGTAGGAAACGAAAATACAAGGTTGTTTCTAAGGCTCAGGAAGAGGCTTGCCAAGCTTTTAAAGAAGCAAAGGACTGGAGGAAGGTTAATGGACTGGAGATCAGCGAAGGTTATAGCGGATAAGGTTGTTTCAGATCTGAGGCCTTATTGCAAGCGGATTGAGACTGCAGGAAGCATCCGGAGACTGAGGTCTGAGGTAAAGGATATCGAAATTGTTTATATTCCTAAGCTTGCTTGCCTTATAGATCTGGCCAATTGTTTTGCTGGATGGTCCAGACTGAAAGGCAAACCGACTGGAAGGTATATGCAGTTCTTACTGCCTGAGGGAATTAAGCTAGATCTATTTCAGGCCAATGAAAAGAACTGGGGTCTCATATATGCTATCCGGACTGGCTCAGCTAGATTCAGCCGAGATATCTTGGCTAAGGGCTGGGTCAAGAAAGGATATTCATCTGAGCATGGAATTTTATATCCGATAGAAATGGCCTGCGAAGGCGAGCTAGATTATAAGCATCCAGTTTATATAAAAGAGGAGAAGGATCTATTTGATTTTATAGGCTTGGCTTGGGTCGAGCCGAAAGAGAGGGAATGATGAGAGTTCAAAGACTTAGTGTCACAACTTTAGCAATGGCCTTAAGATGCCCCTTACAACTTTTTCACTATCTTACGATAGGGCCAATGCCACCGGGAGCTGCTTTGCATTTGGGTTCTTGCTTTCATAAAAGTCAAGCGAGTAATTTTAAACAGAAAGCAACAACCAGAAAAAATTTGCCTACTGAGGCAATAGTAAATGAGTTCAAAGCTTCTTGGGACTTGGGAATTAATAGGATTAAATTTGAAAAAGACGAAAAACCTAAACAGATCCGAGATAAAGGAATAGATCTTACAGCTAAATACCACGAAGAGCTTTCAAAAAAATGGCAACCGACCTTGATTAAAGGGGTTGGAATAGTTGAATACCCTTTAAATTTTAAGGTCAAAGAAATGAAAAATGAAGATGAGGAGTCTGAGGAACTTGAGGTAACTGGGACTATTGACTTATTAAGAGAAGATATGCGAATAGTTGACCATAAATCTGCTGGAAGAAAATGGCAAGAAGGTAGAGAAAAAAGCGAATTTCAGGCATATATGTACCCTTTTGGAATGATGCATCAGGGTTTTGATATTAAAGGGTTTGATTTTGGAATTGGAATCTCAAGAGTTTTAAAATCTGGTTTTAAGACCGAGACCGATGTTCGTCCTGTACCTTACGATGAGTTGATAGCAAGTTCTTATATTCGGATAGCTTTGCGAATAGCAGATATGATGAGAAAGGAATGCCCTTTACCAAATACCTCATCATTTTGGTGTAGTTGGAAGTACTGCGGATGGTTCAATCGATGTGAATTTGGTGGCAAGAAGAAAGTTTATTCATTGCCTCAAATAATAAAATCTACAGAGGTTGAATTATGAGATTAAAGAGAATTTGTCTCCACTGCGGTAAAACATTTTCCGAAACCGAAAAGCGAATTCAAATCGGACGAGCTAAATTTTGTACTCAACAATGTTCTTGGGAATCTTTTAAGTATCGCTACTCGAAGGAACGGCATCATGGATGGCAAGGTGGGGATATATTCAAGACCTGTGAAATCTGTGGCAAAGTATATTTAGCAAGACGGTATCATGTTAAAATTGGGAGATCTAAATATTGTAGTAAGAAATGTCGTTCCATTGCACTTTCAATAATGCTTCAGGGTAGAGGTAACTCGCAATGGAAAGGAGGAGTTACTCTACAAATTAGAGGCCTGAGATTTTCTTGGGAATACAAAACTTGGAGAGATAAGGTTTTGATTCGAGATCATTATAAATGTTGGATTTGTCGACAGAGAGGTAATTTTGCCCATCATATTTTCTCATTCTCATTATTCCCGGAATTGAGATTTGAGATCGATAATGGGAGAACTCTTTGTCGAATATGCCATGACGAAACTCATCGATTGGCTAGAAAGGGCATTTTTCTAATTCCAATTGATACTGAGGTGGATCTGTGAATAAACTTTTGCAGTTTAAATCTAAGATCCGAGAGCTTGAGCGGATCTATAATCGAAGTAAACCGCTTTGCGATTTTAAGAAATTCTTGAATTGTCAAGGCGACTGTTCGAGTAATCTGATGAGAGACCCCGAGCTCTGCACAAAAATGAAAAAAATCGTTCAGCTTGAAAAAGAAATAATGGATGAATATAAAAAAGCAAAAATTAAAAGAATGACAGAAATAGATCTTTAGGAGGTCTAATGCCAAGGAAAGGACAACATCTGTCCGAATCTGCTAAAATAAAATTAAGCAAACTTCGGAATAAGCGGATAAGATTAATTTGTAAAATCTGTTCCAAAGAATTCTATGTGCCTCATAATAAGGCAAAAATTCAAAGAGCATTTTGTTCCCGAAGATGTGTTGGAATATGGGCTTATTTAAATTGCTCGAGAACCAGAGAAACCTCGATAGAAATATTATTAGCCAAAGCAATGGAACAAGAGAATCTGAAATTTAAAAAACAATTCCGAATCGGGACAATTGGGGTTGCTGATTTTTATTTACCTAAGTTTAATTTGATAATAGAAGCTGATGGTGAGTATTGGCATCGAGCAGAGAGAAAAGAACGAGATGATAATAGAGATCTTCTTTTAAATTTCAGGGGATATAAAGTATTAAGATTTTCAGAAACCGAAATTAATAAATCTCCTGAAAAATGTGTAACTCGGATTAAAAAATTTTTGAATAAGGAGGGCAGGAGGAATAAATGAACAAAACAAAGCAGGCAGGGGGTAATGGTTGGAGGAATGAAATATCCAGATGTATGGATTGTAATGTAGCGCATTTAATAGGAGTTATGATATGGATTATCAATGTTTAATATTAAAGTTAAAATGGTTTCTAAATGATATTTGTATTTGTTGTAAAGAATCTCCGTCTAAATGTATGCCTACTACTTGTAGTATAATGGCACATAAATTAGTAAAATATATTGAGCAAAGAGATAAAAAAATATTAGCAGATGAGAGAAAGAAGATACTGGCAGAGGTCAAAGATATTTGCAAGTGGAAAGACGACGGTGAGGGGAATTATGAAACAGATTGCGGGGGATTGTTTACTATAACCAGAGGAACACCCAAAGAAAACAAGATGAAATATTGTTGTTATTGCGGTAAGATACTCAAGGAAATGGAGGGATAAGATGGAAATTAACAGAATAACAAAAGTAGAACAAGAAAGAATTGAGGAATTTGTGAAGGGTTTACAAGTCGAAAGAAACAAAGATTATGATGGGGTAAGCGATAGGATGGAAGATATACAGATAAAAAAATATAACATGGCAGAAAAACATCAATGGGATAGAATAGAGAAAAAGTTAGATACAATAATAGAAGTTTTAACTAAAGCAGGATTACAAGAGGAATTGGATAAGTTAGGAATAAAAGAGATAAAAATATAGACCAGATACTCAAGGAAATGGAGGAGTGATGAAAGTAAAAATAAAAAACAATCTGTTTAATGCGTATCGGTGGAACGGGAACGGGAACGACGACGAATTGGAGAAAGTTTTTGGTTATGATTGGACAATAGGATTTAACAAACAACTACGTGTCCATCGGGACGGCATTGATGAGGTAGTTGAAATCGGTAACTGGATTATAGACGATGTGCGTGGTAATTTGCACGTATATACCAACGATGAATTTACAAGGTACTTTGAAATTGATGAGGATATGCTATAAGTAAATGGAGGAAAAATGAGAGTAAAAAAGATTCGGTGGGAAGGAGGTTATTAAAATAATATGAAAAACAAATTTGACATAGACATATCAGAAATACCGTCTGACCATAAGTTGTGGGATATATTCATGGATTATATGTGTAATGGCTCTTGCAGAATGGGCGAACAATGCGAATTTCTGCATAGCGATGATAATGAATATCCCTGCCCTGATTTTGTTAATCTTATGGGAAAAGTTGATATATATTATCGTAGGTTTTATCGCAGGGGTATACTTGCAGAGGTAAGAGAAAAGTCAAAAATAGCATCGTGGGATTTATCTGATACTGGCTATTCTGTTATCAAGAAAGAAGTAATTGAATTAGATGACTTATATGAAATTCTCAAGGAAATGGAGGCAAAATGAAAAATCACATAACCAAAAAACAAATAGAATGTCCCCACGCTTTTATTAGTGGTTTATGTCGATTTCCAATCGTTGATGGTAAAATATGGGTATGTGCTAATTGTGGAATTCTTAAGATACAAGGAATTAACTTCTATTATAATAATTTAGAAACATTAGAAAATGCTTTACCCTTATACAAAAAACGACATAAATCATTAATTAAATTAGTAGAACATCAAATTGAATTATACAGAAATAATTATCTTGATTGTAAGAGGTAAAATGAATAAATACAATTTGATTAACGGGGTTTATAACTTAGTTCCGTCAGAAGAAATAAAGAAATAGGGGGATTCTATGAAACTATTGTTTATATTGATTTTGTTTGTTTCGGTAGGGTTTGGAGAATTTAATGGAGATGTATTTTTTGGTGATATTATTTGTTCAACTAAAACAATCCAATGTAGATTATGTAATGAAACAACAACCTTTACCAATATAACTGGTGCTTATATTATTGAATGCCCAAAGGATTGGTGTGCTTTTATGTACAGAGAACATTGGCATAGGAAATGCTACAAAGATTTTTTGGATTGGCTTATTGAACGTTATCAAAGAATGAAAGACCTTGAAATATTTATTTATCTTGAAACCCTAGATGATTGGAAGAAAACACCAAAAAGAACTGTTGACGGTAAAGATGTCTGGACTTTCGGAGCAGTAGAAAAATCATCAACAACAAAGGAGGTTAGTAATGGAAAAAAAAGATTTAACCACAATTGATGAGCAAGGTTTGTCTATTGGAGGGATCAAAGAACGTTTGGATATGCATTCTAAATTAATGGAATTAGTACCTGAGAGTCTGAAATATTATTCTGTTCAATATTTAGATCAGGGGAAAATTAAAAATCAATCTTGTTTTGATAGGACAGAAGCTGAAGCAATATGTAAAAGATTAGGTAAGGCAAATAGGCAATTCAAGTTAATTGAAGGAACCAAAGCAGCGGGAGTTAATATGTTTGCTCGCTCTGTGGGATGTGAAGAAGTACCCGAATTAACAGTTTCTACCAATAATTTAGAGGAAGTTTCTCGAAGATTGGCAGAAGGCAAGCCAGCAGTTCTTTTTGTCTATGAAAAACGAGCAGTTAGAGGGAAGGATGGAAAGCCTATTTTTGGATCAGCTTGTGGCTCTTCTTATATCTCAGGACAATATCTAAATTCACTCGACAAAGTTTTCCATTCGGTTCTTGGTAAAGTTGAAACTAGAGCCCAAGCTCGAGCAGCCTCGAAATGGTTGGGAGTCCCTCTAGTTATTGCTGAAGATTTTGAAGCAGCAGAAACAACCAATGAGACTGAGCTTAAAACAGTGGTGGATGGGTCAGCTACCGTTAAAGTAGATAAGCCTACAACGACTTCTCCGGAGGAGAGGAATTCAAGCGCTCAGGCACTTTTGGACGAAATCCATGGCATTCCAGAGCTGGTGGAGCAGTTAAATTCGACCAAGGATGCTAAGGAGAAAAAGGAACTCAGCAAGCAGATCGAAAAAGCAAAGGATGATAAAAAGAAATTGGTAGCCAAAATGAAGAAAGACTTGGGATTAAAAGGCTCTCTAAAAGATGCAGCAGAGGAAATATATCAAAGATTCATGAAGGAATTAGAACAGATTAAGGCCGAGAAATCAGAAGAGATTTAAAAATATGGCGGGTCGCACCCTGCAACCTCTGAGAACCACTTAACCGCTAAGCCTTTCAGAGCTTGCCGAATCATGCGACCTGCCTTGAAATTATTTTCAGGAGGATTGAATATGGTAGTAGAACACAGATGCGATATTTGTAGGAAAAAAATTAAAAGAAATTTTGTAGGGGAAAGATGGAATCCCCATCTCGACAAATTTCAGATCGAGGTTATAGTTGCAAAAAATGATGTTTGGAATGAAGGGGATCTCTGTCTCACATGCTTGAAGCGAATTGTTAGGACTGGCAAAGAAATCGAGAAAAAATGAAATGTCTCGGAAATTCAGAGAGCTTGGTTTTGAAATATCTATTCGGGATAGTTGAAGCTCTGATCGGAATTTTTATGGGCTATGCTTGGATCCTCTGGATAATCATCATTATATGGGTCTTGTACAAAGTCATTAAGGAATCAACATGAAAAAGATTTGCAAGAATTGTTTGTTCTCAGTTTTTAGTCGATTATCGGGCAAGCTTATCTGCTTTCATCATAAATTGAATCGTATTCCCGACTCAGGGCACTATGTCTGGAAGAATAAAAAGGCCTGTAAATATTGGGAATGGGAAAGGAGCGAGGATCATGCAAAGTCTAAATAAAGAGGAACTCATTCAGGCGCTTCAAGAGGAAGAGGGGCTTATCGATTCGATAGGAGTCTTTCATAACGAATCGCTTGTTCCGGGAGAGATGAGGCTTATCTGTGGGAGCAAAGCTCATAAGATTTTTGGGGCTACAGTCGGAAAAGAAACTCCGGCTAAGCCCAAGATTGAAGCCCAATATCAAAAAGAAAAGTTTGAGACTCTTGAATTCAAATTTTTAAAATCAGTATTGCGTTTCAGTAATAGAATGAAAGAGGCAAGTGAAGAATTGCAAGAAGCAACTCTAAAAATTAAAAATATCTTGGAGGGTAACAATGCAGATAAAAAAGACGGCAAAAGTTAAGCTATTTCACACAGAGCAAATCAGGGAAGGTCAGGTTGCAGGACATTATATTACTTTTGAAATCACAGACGGCACTCGGCCAATAGGCGAGCTCAAGAGCTTCTTCACGAAGCCTGAGGCCGACTGGCTGGCTAAGAACTGGACCCGGGAATTCAAAATTCTGATTCTTAGCGAGGGAAAGGATACGAAGGTTGATTAAATTGGCTCAGGTTCTTTTTGAATTAACAGTCAGGCTCAGGAAAATTATCAACCGAGCCTTTGATATTGTAATTATATTTCTCTTAAAGCATTCTAAATAGGGGGCAATTTCTATGAATATCGATGAAATTCTTGGCAAGAATAAGGAACTAAATCAGATTTACCTGAGCAACACAGATGTCCAGTCGACTTTTATTGCGATCCGAAATAACCCGGATCAGGCGACTGAGCTCCTGATGGGCCTGATTATTATCTTGGGTAAGCAGAATCTTGAGCTCGAGAAAGCGCTCAGGAAGATACGAGAGAACATTCAGGATGTCAGATTTTATCTCTGAGGAGTGCACAATGTCTCTTATGGATAAACTTTGGCTTATTTTCGGAATTTTTTTAATCTTAGGAATCTCTATCATTCTGGTTCTCTGTTATTGGCTAGATCAGGAAAGTAAAGACTTGCATGACAAAAAACTGCGGTAATTGTATGTATTCGGAATGGATTTGGCTTAACAGCATGGCTTGGGAACAGCAGATCCAAGGCACTTGCTGGAAACGTGTCCGGGGTGTCATCCCGAGCCAAGAGGCTTGTTATCTTTGGGAAGAAACCGAACCTAAGGATCTGCCTACTGTTACCTCTACTATTTCGACCTCTCCAGAGACTTGCAAACATCAGAATGGCTGGTTCGTCTATGTGTGTTTCTGGATTTTTAAGCGGAAATTCCTTATGTGCGATGACTGTCATAGGCTGATTTCTAAGTCTAAGTGGAAATTGAATTTAATATAAAATGACTCGAAGAGAATTTTTATTAGGATTAATTAGCGGATTGGTATTTATTGTTTCCTGTGCTATTCGGAATCATCCGGTTGTTAAGATCTGGGAGCAGAAGGCTCTGGAAGACTTGGATATAACCGATCCAGAATGTTGGATGTGCGGATCCTGTTGCTATGCTAAGGGACATCCGCTTTATACCTTTATCGAGGTTGACGAGAAATATTTCGATAGGGTCCCGGCTGAGATGAAGGAGATCATAACTCGAGGTCGGAGGAAAATCTGGGCTATGAAGCTCAGAGAGGACGGCAGTTGCGTGGCTCTTAACCTGAGAACAAAGCTCTGCGAGATATATGAGGATCGGCCTCAGGGATGCCGAAACCTTCAGCCCGGTGGGAAAGAATGCAGGTATTTCAGACAGCTTTTACTGGGGAGAAAAAAAAGGAGGTAGGATGCAAACAAACTCCGTAACAGATGTTAGGAGCTTAACAATCGAAGACTTGAAACAAATCAGCTTAACCTGCTATAAAGAACCTTCTCTTCCCGAAGCTAGAAAAAAGGGTTGCATTGAAAAATTTATGAATAGACTGGGCTGGTTCAGACAATATGAGGTTATTGTTCTTGATTTAAAGCGCATAGAAGAAGCGACTCTTCCGAAGAAGATTCCCTTTGTTTGTCGATTCTTTTATTTATAAATTCTTCAAACCTCTTGACAAACCTAGCGCCTCTGTGGTATAATAGTCTATGCTACTCTACTATTTTTTATTATTTCTTTCCTCCTCTACGCTCAGGCAAAAAACGTTAAGAATAAATTTTTTTTTATTTGCACTGATTAGTCATTCATCGTCGGAATATATCTCTAAAGAGGGGAGATCGTCGGAAGCCCCTTGAATTAAGTTAACATAATGTCTGTTATCGGAACCATATCGACAGAAAAAGTTACTTTTTATTTTTGTAAAAGCTAGAGTTACTTATTCTCCCGAGGGAGTCGCATAAAAGTTATTGAGGGTAAAATGAAATCGAAACTGAAAAATTCCCGCTCCATCCTAAGGCGCATCGAGACGCTTTTGGAATTTTTGAAATCGAATGATTTGATTCGACAGGGAGAGCTGTGCGGGATGGCGAATGGCCTGAGGCTCCTGAAAGCAGAGATCACAGGAGAGGAGCCGTTGTTCGAGAGAGGTGAGACACTGAGAAAAATTGAAGGCGAAGTATTCTTTCACTGGACAGAGGAGCGGTTCACGATAATGAAATCCCAGCCAAGAAAAATCCGACAAGTCATCAAGGAGGAAATAAAGAAGTATTCTTTTAAAAAATGAACACAGGCTTTCGAAGGACCAAGAGACAGATCAAACATCTTGCTGGCCGGATCCATGAGATGCGGAGAGCCAAGATATCGAATGAAGCGATTCGGAAAACTCTGAAACTTTCCAAGGATCAACTTTTCAGATATATAAATGCATACCCGGAACAAGATAAAAATTTTCACTTGGATAAGCAACTTATTAAGACCGAAGCCCTCAAGGAAATCAATCGGAATCTTAATCCTATTGAGTTCTGCGATGCATATTTGCCAATCAAATTGAAGCCGATGCAGAGGCTTATCTTGAAGGCCTTCTATAATTTAAAATTGTCTGCGGATGATAAGAAGCGACTTTTGAAATTAAAGAACCAAGGCAAGACAACATGGGAAGAGGGAGGCACCTATCAAGAGCTAGTTTTATTGATAGGTATGAAGGGTGGGAAAACAACCTTGGCTGCAGTCATCGCTCAGATCGAAGAATATGAGCTTTATAAGATCGGGGACATTTGCGGGAAATATGGATTCGTTCCCGGCGAGGAAATCTATATCAAGAATGTAGCCACGAATGAGAAGCAGGCCTTCAAGACAATCTTTGCCAAGATAAAAGCTTCGATAGAAAGGTCGCCATATTTCAAGGCTCGCTACCCGAAGGAAAAGGAGAACATCTTCCATTTCCAAGACACGAATGTTTTCATCGAATCCGGCCATTCAAACTCGAGCTCGCTTGTCGGTGATAACTGCAAGCTAGTCCTTCTCGATGAGCTCGATAGATTCCGGTCTACAAATGGGAAATACTCTGCCGAGGAAGTTTATTCTGCTCTCGATAAGTCGACAGATCCCTTTGGCAGAGATGGGAAGAAGGTTTCGATATCCTCTCTGGTCCATGATAAAGGATTCATGGTCGAGCTTTACAATAAATGCAGGACGATAAAATCGATGCTTGGATTCTGGATGCCTGAGTGGGAGATGCAACCGGACCGGTATTCCGGGAAGGTTTTCCTTCATGGCAATGTAAAGATTCCAATCGAGCATCATGACTCTTATCGAAAGAATCCAGAAAAGTTCCTTCGAGATAAGGCCTGCATGCTCGGATATACCAAAGGAGCATATTATAAGGAACCACATAGGGTGAGGCATTGTCTCGAGCAAAGCTATAATATAGGCATGAGAGATCCCATCGATCAGTTCGGTAGATTTGCCGAGAATTTCAGAGGAAAAAATTTCAAATATTTCGAACATCATGATCCCTCGGTCAGTCATGATGCTTATGCAGTTTGCCTTGGCCACATGGAGAAAGATTTTGTCATTATAGATATGGTTCATAGATTTCTTCCGCCTGCAGAAGGTGGGGAGATCGACATCGAGAAAGTGAAGGAATTCTGTGATACTCTACATGAGCGCTTTCCCAGCCTCGAGCTGATAACCTATGATACATGGGCAGCCTCAGCCTTGATGCAGAGCTTTTCAAAGAAGGGATTCAAAGTTGAGAATCTCTATATTAAGAAACCTCAGCATGATTTATTGAAGGAAAAAATATACAGCGATAAATTCCGTTGCCATAAGCATCGAATATTTTCAAAGGAATTGACTGAGCTCGAATTGAATGGAGATAAAGTCGACCATCCACAGGATGGAAGCAAAGATACGGCGGACTCAGTGGCCGGGGTTGTCTGGAATTGTGTGAAGGCTTATGGGACCGGAGTCACTGCGAATATAGCTGTAAAATCGAAAGAAGATAAGGAGCCAGTCCGAGCTGGCTTTAAAAAATTAAATGGTAGGAGGAGAAAGATATGGGAATCAAGTCTCGTTTATTAAATGTAATTGCAGGGAGTGAAATCGAAAAAATCGTCGGAGAGAAATTCGAAGCGAAATTGAAAGAGGCGAGTATCTCGAAACTTGAGAGGGAGCGACAGGATCGAGACTGGAGACCTCTTACTGCTGCCCCAGTCAAGGCATTCAATCCAATCGAGCAATCTAAGATGTTCAAGATCGCTTACTATTTATATGACAAAAATGGGATCGGCCATGCCTATGTCGAAATGCTGAAGGATTTCGTGATCGGGGATGGGATAACTTGGTCATGCGATGACGAGAAGGTTTCTGAGGTCATTGAGACTCATTGGGAGTCGCCGATCAATCTATGGGAATATAAGCAGGATCAGAAAGTAAAAGAGATAGGGCTTTATGGTGAGCAATACTACCCTGTTTTTGTAAATGATCAAACTGGGGAAGTTAATCTCGGCTATATCGATCCTGAGGCAATTGATGAGGTTAAAACTGATAAGAATAATGTCGAGAAACGAATCCTGTATACTTTAAAATCAATGCTCGAGGAAAAAGGAAAGAAAATGAGCTATAAAATTATTAATGTAGATGAGAATCCCCTCTCAGAAACTTATGGATATCTCATGGGCGAATCGTTTTTCTTTTCTATAAACAATGTAACTAATCAGCCTCGAGGCCGGAGCGATCTATTCCCTTCGGCAGATGCCATTGATGCTTATGAAAATTTCCTTTTTAACCGGGCAGAGCGTGCAGATCTGATGAATAGGATTATATACGATCTCAAAATGGAAGGACTCTCCGAGGACGAGATAAAAACCAAATTGAAAGACTTCGACGTTCCTCGAGCCAATGAGGTCTATGGGCACAATGAAAAAACCGAGCTAGAAATCAAGGTCCCTGAGCTTGGATCTCAGGATGCCTCGAATGAAGCCAGATTATTAATGAATCATTTCTTAGGCGGACTGAGGGTTCCGCCGACTTGGTTTGCTATGGGGGAAGGTCTGACTAAAGGGACCGCAATGGTTATGGATCTGCCGACTAAAAAAATGATTCGATCTCGGCAGAAGATTTTCAGATGGATGATACAGACGATCTTCAGATTTGTGATTCATCAGGCGATTATTCATGGCAAGCTCACAAAAGATAAAAAGAATACGAAGGTGAAATTAACCTTCCCGAGAATCGATGAGAAGGAAATCGAAGTCATTGCAACGGCCCTCGTTAATATTACCAATGCTCTGACAGTAGCTCAGGAGAATGGATGGATATCAGAGGAAGATGCAGCCAAGAAATTTGCTTGGGTTATCTCTCGGATCGGAGAAGAAATGAAAGCACGGAATAAGGCTGAGACTAAAGAAGAGATAGACCGGAAACTTAAAGAATTATATATGAGACGGAAGCAAGCCGAGAAAATTGAAAATCCAAATGATGAGGAAGAATAATGGTATTAACTCCGGGACAAAGGCGCAGGGTTTTGGATTCGAAAGTAAAAGGGACGCTGAGAGATCTCCGTCGACTCAATAAATCTGCAGTCAAAGGAATCCTTGGAGATCTGAGACGGACCAAGATTGAAATAACAAATATTTTAAAAGAAGTCGATAGATTTGAAATGCCTTATTATCGAGCCTTGCTTTCTGAGATCGATGGTAGAATAGCAGATTTCACGGGGCGGATGACTGGCTCGGTAGTCGGGGCGCAGAATATTTCTTTCGAGGCAGGGGATCTCTTAAGCGATGATATTCTTAAGGTTGCCGAAGTCGGCTATGGATTTCCAAAGGTTTCAGAGGCACTTCTGGCGACGACTCATGATCTTTCAGCAGATTTGGTTACAGATATGAGCGATGAGATGCGACGAGATATATCAAGAAGTATCCGGCGAAGCATGTTAGTCGGAGAGAATCAATTTCAAGCAGCTCGGAAGATTGATAAGATAATTGGAGTAAATAAGAAGGTTGGATATATGAATCGCTCAGATAAGATTGCAAGGACCGAGATCGGCAGAGCTTTCTCAGTAGCACGACAGGCCAAGGATGAAATGGTCGCCGAGCAGATCCCTGAGATGAAGAAGCAGTGGATAACTGCTCAGGATGAACGGGTCAGACCATCGCCTTTATACCCTCAGCAGATGAAACAAACTCGACGATGGAATCACAGAGCAGCTCATGGGCAGATCCGTAAAGTCGATGAACCCTTCGATGTGGCCGGGGAGAAGCTGATGTATCCCCGAGATGAAACTGGATCACCTGAGAATGTTATCGGATGCCGATGTCAATCAGTCCCATATATGGAGGGCTGGGAATAATTTTAACAGGGAGGTTTTTATGAAAGGATTTATTTTATTAGTTTGTTTCTTAGTACCAGTATTATGTTTCGGTGAGAATCCGCCATTGAAGTCCGAGATAACAGAAGGTTTGACGACAGCAACCTTCTTTGATTGCAAGACTTCAGATGTTTATTTTGGCGGTATTACTTCGGTTGTATCTTACAAGAAAACCGTTTCAATCGACACGGGCTTGATAACCTCGGGCCAGAGAGTCGCTATTCTCGGCGGGCTTGGAATAAACATTGGCCGGATTATGAAGAAGTTTCCCGGATGGGACATCAATAAGATTTTGGAATCGGCAAGGCTCGGAGGGTATGTTGCCAAATATATGGAACAGAGTCTCCAGATTGATATGTATGGACTGTATATTGGGACATATATTAAATTCTAATGTATGAATATAAAGTAAAGGTTTTAAAAGTAGTTGACGGAGATACTATAGATTTCGATATTGATTTGGGATTTTCTATTTCGATAGTGGTCCGGATCCGATTGTCCCGGATCAATGCCTATGAAGTCAAAGGCAAAGAGAAACCAAAAGGGCTCAAGGCAAAGCGATATGTGAAATGGATCCTGAGCAGAGCCAAGCGGATAGAAATTGCGACCAAGAAGACTGGCAAATATAATCGATATGTCGCCGAGGTTGCGGTTCTTTTATATAAGGAATGGATGAATCTGAGCGATAGGTTGGTTGAAAAGAAGCATGCCAAATATAAGGCGTATCGTTAAAAGACAAAAATCAGCGAATCATCTGCTGATTTCCTTGATATATAAAGGCAAGACTTTTGGAAAGTCCTTTGCTTTTAAAGACTTGAAGAAGGATCAAAAGAAAATTCTGAGATTCTACAAGCTCATGGGATTTGCTCTCAGAATGAAAATCAATGATTTAATAGAACAAGGCGGAGGCTTATGATGGGTAAGATATTAGAAAGAACAATTCAACTTTTGGAAGCAGTTCTTCCATATAAGCCCGAGGAAGCTCGGGATGACCAGCTCGCAGATGACTGGCGAATTTTTGGAGGCTGGTATTCAACTCTGAAAACTGCAGGTCAATTTAAGTATACCCAAGAGGAGATACTGTATAAATTTACAGTACCTGCCCTTATAGAAATTCTTAAACGAGGCAAGCAAGAATTCCATCCTGAAAACTGGAAGGATCATCCGAGAGAGCTATATCTTAAAGCTTTTAGAAAAATAAAGGATCAAGGAATTAAGATCCCTGAGAATATTGAGAAAGTTTTAAAAGAAGCCCTCGAGTTTCAGCCCGCTGATTGGGATGCCGAGCTTATGGCAAAAGAAAGTAATGATGAGTTACTCGGAAGGCTTGGTGTGATTGCGGATATATTCAAAGCCCGAGGCTCAAATCCACAGGACGAGGAAGTTATAAATGCCTATATACTTCTTGGGGCAGAATTGGACAAACGTGGACTTGAATGGACTCAAGTGCCAGAATTAGAGGAGCATGCTAAGAAACTTCGGGAAGGCATTCGGCCAGCTTTCGGAAGTCCCGGTGGAAAGAAACTTCTATCAAAAATAATTGTTTCATATATTCCCGAACATAAAATCTATGTTGAACCATTTATTGGTGGTGGCGCAGTATATTTTGCAAAGAAACCTAGCGAAAGCGAAATCCTCAATGATAAAGATTCCGAGATTGCTTTTGCTTATAAATTTATTAAAGCAGGGAAATTTGAGAATCTGAAAAAATTTAAGATGGATGGAGAACGAGAATATTTTGAAAAACTCAAAGAAAAGAAGCCTTCTAGTGATATAGAACGATTTCATAAATTTATCTATCTGCTCCATTTCTCTTATGGAAATGCCAGAGGAAATTTTGCTCCTTCTATTATACAAAGAAGGGATAGAGGGGATGGCACTTGCACTATTGCTTCCAGAGTGAATCATCTTCCCAAAGTTTCAGAGCGACTTAAGAATACCAAAGTTTATAATCAGGATTTCAGAGATATGATTAAGCAATTTGATTCGCCCAATGCCTTTTTTTATTTCGATCCTCCTTATCCTGAGCAACAGGGCAAATTAAAAACCGATCTGACCAATGAAGACTTGCTTGAAGCGCTTCGAAAAATAAAGGGTAAATGGATCCTCTCAATCTCTTCCAAGGGAAATATAAAAGAGCTTTTCAAAAATTATCATATAAAAAGCTTGACGCTCACGAGAACATTTGATAATCTGCATAGGCATGAAGATAAGGAGTTCATTATTGCTAATTTTCCATTCAAAAAATCTCAGACATGGCTTGCAGAAGGTTTCCTCGATAGTTTTATCCTCGATGCCAAAGAAGAAATTGATGAGATTGGCCCAATTATCTGGAAGCCAAATTATATCAGCCTCTCAGGTTCAACATTATATGCCAAGGATCGAATGCCGAATGATCCTGATGTTATCTTTAGAGACAGCCAACTTGATGCAGGAATTACTATTAAACTTCAAAGATTATTCAAACGGATCCTAGGTGATGAACCACATTTTGTCCCTTCTCCATCTGGCCCCAACTGGAGACATTTTCCGCTTTATCATCTGGCCTTAATTCCAGTTAAGGATGCTCAGTTTATCGAGATCGGGGATGAAGAGCCGGGGTTTGCTAAGAAATTTTACGAACAAGAACCTCGAGCTGCAAGCCCCGAGGTCAAGAAAGAAATCGAAGACTCGGCAAAACAGGACAGGATTAAGATGTTCCGGATGTTCCAAGGGATGAAGCCAACCCGAGCGGCCAAGCCGAATCATAGAATGTCGATTGATTATTTTATTTCGTTATTCAAGCCTGAGGATTTCAAGGCTGGGATCCTGAGTTCAAAAAAATACGATGGCATGAGAGTTTTAATTTTCCGAGATGGCAAGCGGATTGAAATCTGGAGCGAGGACGGAGAAAATGTTACAAACCGTCTACCCAAGACGATTGATGCCTTGAGTAAAATCAATGGAGACGAATATATAATCGATGCCGAGATCGAACTTTGGAAGGAAGGCAAACATCAACCTCGGGAGGCGATAGCTGGATATATCCACGCTAAGACTGAGCCAGATGACTCAGGGGTTGTAGCAAATATTTTCACAGTCCTTTATCATAACGGAGAGGATCTACATAAGAAGCCTGAAATTGAAAGACAGAGAATTCTTGAAAAATTCGGCATTCCTCAATCGACTTGGAGCATCCCTCGAGTAGATTTTCATCTCAATCGAGTTCCGAATTTACTCTCGCATACTCCAGAAAAATTAAGAAAGGATACTATTTTTGTCTCGAAGCAAATTGGAAGCGAAGGCAATGTTGCCAAGAAAACCAATTCAGTCTATTATCTCGACGGTAGGTCGAGGGGAGGATGGATCAAGTGGCATTCCAATGCTTTGATCTACGGAATCGTAATTAAGCGAAACCCGACGAAAGTTGAGACAGTTTTCAATTATGATTATGGAATCTTTCCGGGAAAATATAAGATCCGAGAAGAAGATTTAATTGAAGTCGAAGGCAAGAAATATGTAAAAGTCGGAACTACTTTCAATACAGATGAAAAGAAAAACCGAGGCGACTTAATAGCAGTAGAATGCGAAACTCTCAATTTGATTGATAATAAAAAGAGAGATACTTTTGAAGTTACGGCTTGGGCTCCCCGGTATATTTATCTCGATAAGACTGAGGAACCTATTCCAGAGAAAGCAGATACTATCGAAGCAGTTGTGGAGAAGGCTCGAAAGAATCGAGTGCTTCAAAAGAAAACTATCACCGAGGAAGGAGTAACGCTTTATGAATCCACTCATCCCACTTGGGAAGATCTTATTGATTGTCAAAACTTGGAAGACTTTAGCAAACTTGCAGAAGTTCTATCGCTTCCTCAAGAAGAATTTCCAGAAGGCCTCGAAGAAGAAAGCCGATTCGAATCTGAGCGACCAAGTATAAAATTTAAAGAATTCATTCGAGAAGAAAAAAGACCTCTGAAGGAATACCCGAAGGATTATGGGGTTATCCTGAATCATTTCCGAGGCAAATCTGTGCATATAGATTTTAGGCGGAAGCAGAATGGATACCTCGAAGGCGAAACTATCATGAATGCCCCTGCTGGCTTGGTAACCGAGGATGTTGACACTCTTGCCAAAGCGAGGAAATGGAATAAAGTATTATTAGAAAAAGGCAAATTCAGACCAGATATGGATCCGACTAAGAAAGCGGTCCTCGTAGGCAAGGCCAGACAGCCTCTCGAATGGTTGAATGTCAGAGAAGTCGTTTACCCGCCGGGATCGGTAGGAGCGACAAGATATGAATGGGGAGCCTTTGTGACTATGGATGAGGGCATGGCTTATCCCGGAGTCCAGAGACCTTATTTCAAAGAGTTCTTTCTGGATATGAAGCATTTTAAAGAGAAGCGAATGGTCGAGAGAGCAATCGGAGTCAGCCCGGAATGGGAGAAACCCCCGAAAGCTCCGATCCAATGGCAGACTTGGACAAACATGGCAGATGAGACTCCCTATATCTTATCGAAGCGACAGAGGAAAGATAAGCGAGACTATATCCCTGAGGAAGGGGAGAAGGCCATTCCGCCTTGGTGGGAGGAAAAGATAAAACCAGAACATCGATGGTGGGTCAAGGGCCTGAAACCTAAAGAGAGAATGAAGCGACTGGATTTGGCCTTCAATGATTTGATAGAACAGGGTTTCCTGAAGCATATTCCAATAGAGATTAAAGAAGAGACTCTACAGGAAAAAAAGGCAGAGTTTACCCTGAGATTCAGATGGTGGATGGGACCAAAAGTTGTCCGAGAGCTTCCTGCGACAGACTCACAATTTGAATTGCTTATCGATTCGGGAAAGAATTATTTAGATAGGTGGGATTTCAAGGGCAAGTTCTATGGAGATCCGACGAAGCAACCTGAAGTCATTGCTCGGCGAAAGACTATGAATATCGGGACTCCGAATACTGAGCCTTTTAAGAAATGGATGGACTGGGAAGGTTCGATTCCCGCAAAAGATTCCAAATTAGAGAAGGTTGTAGTAATCTCAAAAGAGAATAATATTTATCAAGTAAGAGTTCAAGAGGAAGATGGTCAAAGTAGTCCATTCCCTACTAAACCAACTTTTGCAAAATTTAAACCGGGACAAGAAGTTTGGATTGATCAATGGAAGAATATTTATACTGGACCAAAAGGCGGGATTGCCTATGGGAATCCGAATGAGCGCCTGCCAGTTTATATTGATATCAAAGACTTTGGAGATGTCGAGCTTATAGAAGAAACCGATCAATTCATCTCCTTTAAATTCGATGGCAAACTTCTTAAGGGTTATTATGTAATAAGACGAGAGGATCCAAAATCTGATATCTGGATATTCTCTAAGGGTAAGCTCCCGGGTGAAAAGATAGAGAAAGAAGCTCTCTTCGAATCTGAGACCTCTACCATAAGCACTCAAAGTTTTGATTTTACAAACTCAGATGGATTTCCAGTTGAAATAAAATATCAAAATAATACATATAATCTTATATTGACGAAGAATGACAAGCTTTTGTTAAATAAAAAGTAAAGAAATACTTGATAAAGTCCTCCGAATTTAATATAATGGTTATATGAAACGATGCCACCAATGCAATAAAATCCTACCTGATTTTCTATTCAGTAAAAACCGATGGAGAAAAGATGGAAAACAGAATGAATGTAAAGAATGCCAAAGGCAATACGGCGAAATTAATAGAGAAAGAATAAGAAAATATGGTCGACGACACTATCGGAAAAATAAAGAATATGTTTTGGCGCATTGTAAGGAATACCGTCTCAAGAATAGGAAACTTCGTACCCAATGGGTTAAAAATAAATACCATAGCGATACATCTTTTAGGCTTAGCTTTAATATGGCAGCAGTGATTCGACATTCTTTAAAGGGCAGGAAAAATGGCTGCAAATGGGAATCTTTAGTAGGTTATTCTGTCTCAGATTTAAGAGAACATTTGGAAAAAAAATTTAGAAATGGGATGACTTGGGAGAATTATGGAAAATTTTGGCATATCGACCATATTATCCCCATTTCTCTTTTTTCATATTCTGATTTTAGAGACCGAGAATTCAAGCAATGTTGGGCTTTAGCAAATTTACAACCACTTTTATCGTCAGAAAATTTGAGTAAAGGCAATAGAATTCCAAATTTTAATTAAAAATATTTCCTGAAACACTTGACAAATCTTTAAAATTATGTTATAAATAAGACAGCAAATCAATTCAAAGAAGAATTAGTCAAAGTTTCATTTCTGAAACGAAAGTAACCAAACTTCTGGAAAAATGAATTGAATTTATTTTATTCAGAGGTTTTTTTATTTTCAAATGAAGTTTTTTTTCCATTCCGCAAGACTTATAGAGGCAAAAGATAAATCAGGAAAAGACTGGGAAGTTGTCTTGATACAGGCTGGGAAGTCTTTAAATAATAAGATCTACCCAGCCGAGGTTCTTAAGAAGGCTGTCAAGCTTTTTAATAATGTCAAGGCATTTGCCTACGAGTTTCCGGGAAAGATATTCAACCATTTTCCTGAGAATGCTCGGAAAGTTGTCCCTGAAGGTTGCGCTCGAAATGTTGTTGGTTGGTATGATAATCCAAGATATGCAAGCTTTAAGGATAGCGAAGGGAAAACCCATCAGGGAATCGTAGCCAGATTCCATGTATCCGAAGGAGCTCAGTGGCTTAGGAAACTTCTTAAAGATGCATGGCAATATGGTAAACATTCTTTGCTGGGTTTTTCCATTGATGGCAGTGGTGATGTAAGCGAGACCACTGTGAATGGGAAAAGAACTTTAATGGTAAATTCAATTAATAGTATCGATGAAGTGACACTGGTCACTCATCCAGCAGCAGGCGGACAGTTTAAGAGACTGCTCGCATCTAAAAATTTCATAGAGGAGGAAGAAGCGATGAATTTTTTAAAAGAGTTGTATAATTGGGTAAAGAATTTGAAGGAAGGACTAATCGAAGGAGTGGACCCAGAGCATATTACTGAGGAACAGGAATTTTCATTCATAAAGTTTTTAGTAGAGAATGAGAAATTTCCACCGAAAGAGAAACTCGAGGAAGCTGGTCCATTTGTCTCAGCAACGATTGATCGTTTAATCGAAATGCTGAAAGGGAATAAACAGGCAGAGGCACTGAAGCTCCTGACGGCACTAAAAGAGAAATTGACAAAATATGGGTATCCGAGTGTGGCAAAATACTATGGCTATCCGACTCAAGCTCAGCAGGAAGAAGAGAAAAAGAGACAGGCCGAAGCCGAAGCGAAAAAAACGAAGGATGAAGAGGCAAAGAAAGTAAAAGAGGAAGAGGAAAGAAGGAAACAGCTTAGCGAGATTGAGAAAGTGAAAGAAGATGTTAAAAAGATGCAGGAAGACACACTGAGAGCAAATTGCAGAGCACTCTTGGCCGAATCTCTCGCATCAAGTGATCTACCTCAGCCCGTTAAAGATAAGGTTTCAAAACTATTTGAAGGCAAAATATTCACGAAGGAAGAACTCGAAAAAGCAATTGATCTGGAAAAAGAAGTTCTTGGAAAGCTTTCTGAGAGCGGAGATATAAAAGGACTCGGACAGAGAAAAGAAAGCATCGAAGTGATAAAGGATTCAGCCGATAAGATTCAGGTTGCTATGGATAAACTGATTGATGACGAGGCCGAAGTACCAGAGAAAATGAAAGATATCCCGGCATTTACAAGTCTAAAAGAAGCCTACAGAACCTACCATCCGGATGATCCGACAATTTCAGGTAATATTGATAGAAGGAAACACGCTCAGAGACTGACCGAAGCAATAACTACTGGTGACTTCACTTATGCACTGGGAACCTCGATGACACGAAAACTCGTCAAAGCATTTAAGAAAGTAGCATTTGACTTTGCTAATATAGTCACAGAGACAGGGATAGATAATTTCAAACAGCAAGAGAGAGTGAAATGGGGCGGGTATTCAACACTTCCGACAATAACTGAGGACGCAGCCTATACCGATCTATACGAACCGAGAGACGAGGAAGCTACCTATACAGCAGGGACCAAAGGCGGTTATGTATCAGTCTCCCGAAGAGCGATCAAAAATGACGACCTCGGACTATTAAAGAGAATCCCGACATTAGTTGGAACAGCAGCAAAAAGAACCCTTTCCAGAGATGTCTCAGGTTTACTGACAGCGAATGGAACCTATACCCCTACGAATTCGACAGTCTTCTCAACCCTGTTTGGAAACTATTCAACCAGAGCGCTCAACTATGATAATTTCGTTTGGGCAGATATTGCATTAAGAGGAATGAAGGAAAGAGGCTCAGCACAGGATGCAGGAACTGCAACAGCCGCAAGCTCAACGACCTTGACCGATAGCTCAAAATCATGGACAGTCGATGCGTTTATTGGATACTATGTCAGGATAGTTTATGGAACGGGAGCAGGACAAGTTGTAGCAATCACAGATAATGATGCGACTTCAGTGACTGTAGCTGCTTGGACCACGACACCAGATACGACTTCAAGATATGAAATTTCAACAGCTCAGAATGACGATGAAGTCATCGGATTTGCACCTCGCTATTTAGTTTATGGTTTACAGTTACAGAGAATTATTAATGCATTACAGAGAAGCGATAGAAGATATGATAATGCCGAGAACGAAGACAACTTCTTTAAGAGACAGAATGTGACCCCGATATTCAATCCTTACTTAACTGGAAGCACGACCCAATATTACTGGTACCTCATTGCGGGCAAGGATCAGACAGATATAATCGAGATCGGATATGTCGACAATCAGAGAACCCCTACACTCGTGATTCAAGACCAACCAGCACTCGGCGAAGTATTCACAAATGACAAACTGAGATGGAAGATCCGATATGAATACGGCTTGGCAATAATCGAGAACAAAGCGATCATAGCAAACGAAGCGACAACTGTATAAATCTTTGATATATAACTAAAGAAAATAAACCTTAACGAGAGCCGGTGAAAAAATCCGGTCTCGTCTCTGGTTTGAAATTTTGGGTGAAGGGCGGTTCGATTCCGCTCACGAGCTCCGTGGGATTCGGAGATCGTCCTAAGAAAGGAGCAGTAATATGACGACAGATTTCCCTCATGGGATAAGAAGTCAGGGAGTGCCTGTCCTTGGAGGCGGAGGAATGATGACCCAAGGAAACTCTTACTTTGTCGATCCGACAAATGGGAGTGACTCAAACGATGGAAAGACTGCAGCAACAGCTAAGGCGACTATTGCAGCTGGCGAAGAACTATTGACTGCTAACCAGAATGATGTCCTCTATGTTATGGGCGGGAGTACTGCCAATACATTGACAGCATCATTGACTTGGGATAAGAGCTACACCCATTTAATTGGAGTTGGAGCGCCGTGCCACGATTCACAAAGAACGAGAATTTTCCACAACGCAAATTTCAGCCCGATGATAACAGTGAGCGCATCTGGATGTAGTTTCCAAAATCTTTATTTTTCTTATGGCCGAGGCGGAGCAGATAATCATATTCTGATGACAGTTACAGGAAGTCGAAACTATTTTGAGAATGTTCATTTTTCAGGAATGTCCAATCAGACCGAGGCGGATGACGCAGAAAGTGTAATTCTATTCCTAAATGGCTGTGAATCTAATTATTTTAATGGTTGTAATTTCGGGAATCAGAATGTCCAGAGAGGCGCAGCAAATACGATAATCAGTGTTGATGGTTCAACTAAAAGAAATAAATTTAAGGAATGCCTTTTCCAATGCCAAGCAGATGCAGCGACTCCGACATTTGTAACGACAGTAGATGCTACCGCAGTCGATCAGATTGGATTATGGTTTCACGATTGTATATTTAATGCTCAAGGGACAGCTTTAACTCAGGCAATGAATCTTCATAATATGGGTGGAAACAGACAGATAGTTTGCTCGGGAACCACGATGTTTATCGGCGTCACAGATGTAGCAGATGCCACTGGTGATCAGCAAATAAAGTGTCTTTCACATACAGCAACAGCTACAGCGGTTATGTTGGCAATAAGTCCAACTGCCTAATTGGTTGGTAACCGACTTAATCAATAAGGGAGGAAGTATGCCTCGAAAGAAAAAAGAAGATAAGAAGGACAAAAAGTCCGTCGAGGCGAAAGGACCGGGAGCTTCGAAAGAGAAAGAAGAAAAGAAACCTTTTGAGTCCGGCGATCCTTCGACAGACCAAGGATAATCTTGAAGACAAAGGGAGTGAATCAAATTACTCCCTTTCTTGTCATTATATTAAATTCATTATTCTTCAGGGAGGATTATTCTATGTCTAAACATTCATCAGATAATCAAGTCTTAGCCTCAGCTCAAAGAGGCGCAGGAGCAGGATCCACAACATCAATCCCGTCTCATACCTATGAATACGCAATGATAGCCCTTTATATTACAGCTAAGTCTGGAGCGCCATATATAGATATTTCGCTCCAGTGTTCTCCAGTCGATCCAGCTATCGATAATACAAAATGGAGAACTGTTTATCTTGAACCGAGAATAACAAATGCGAATATTGGGACAATATTCCCCAAGATTTTCGGAGGCCATCGGCAGGTAGATTTCTCAGGATGGCTGAGAGCCGTCTATACCATCGGCGGAACAAGTACGCCAAAACTAACTTTCAGTATGAATATAGAATTGAAATAACGGAGGAATAAAATGAAAAAATTTTTTATTGCAATTTTTCTTTTAATATCTTTGCCCTTAGTGGCTTTGTCTTGGATAGACACTGGAGGCTCGACTTGGGCAACCACGACAGGGGACTATGATCCAAAAGATATAATTAATATGGTTTTCGATAAAGGACCTCTCGCCATTCGAGTAGTGGTGGATTCTGGAACTATTACAACTATACTTTCTATTTATGAAACGGTCGATACTTCAGATACTCCAACGCATACCCGCTTAGATAAATTATATGTTCTAAACTCAACTGGAACAGATTCCACATTGGCCCAATTAATAAATGTCGTCAGTCAAATAAATGAATTCAAAACTATCAGCTCTACAGGCACCGATGCATTATTGGATAAACTATTTAGTATTCTAAATACCTCCGATACGAGCACTCACACTAAATTGGACCAATTTAAGACTCTCAGCTCCACAGGAACAGATGCTTTATTAACCCAAGTAATAAATATCTTGCAGGGACAATATGGCCTGATGAGGAGCACTCATGGAGACACGATGGAAGACAAACTTGACTGGATTATTGCAGGCTTGAAAGCGGTTGTAATAAGTTCAGGGACTTTGCAAACAATGACCACTGGCTCAGTCGAAGTGACAAACTTCCCGGCGGACTACCCAGATGCTACGGCTCAAAGTAGCCTCGCTTCAATCGATGGGAATCTGGAGCATTGCGATACTAATGATGTAAAGATAACATCGGGGACAATCTTTACCAAGGCTTTCGATGCAGTTAATTCTACAGGAACAGTCCTGAGCGTGGGAAGTGGCTCTTCAACAAGCTATACTCCTCAGTCTGATGTTGTCGAAATTTTCCTTACACCTCATGAAGATAATACAGATGAAATCAGGTTGCGTTTTTTTGATGAGAATGTTGATACAGGAGGAACTCCGCTTCCTTCTTCGACGATGATCATTGATACTTGGAATAAAACAATATATTTTCAATCTGAATCGGGAACACAAAAGGTTATAATAAATGAAATAGATGAATAATTAGGAGAAAATTTATGAAAAAAATATTTCTATTTTTTATATTAATTTTATTCGCAGGCCGATTATTCGCCTCAGAATTAAAGCCTGATAACTTAGGAAATCATCATGCCACCAAAGATTTGAATATGAATTCAAAGAATATCACTGGATGTACGACTGGCTATTTCACAAATATAGCAGGCAGCACTTATACTGCAAATCTTGCTTTACAAAATAATATATGGCTTCAAGTTATGGGGACGACAGGTACAGTTTATGATGCGGTGGGAATGACTACGGGGAATGATTTGATTTTTGGGAATTATAATAATAATACTTATATCCGAGGCGCTACTCGGATTTATATGCAGAAAAATACTACTATCTTGGATGGGAATAAGTTAGGATTGGATACCTCTTTTACGAAAACTCTGGAATGGGATTCAGGAGATGGCCGGTTTGAATTCACAGGTGGCCCAGTCCAGAATCCAGATGATTTTATTTCGGATACTACAGTGTATGCTGAGGTTGGAAACTTTGCTCAGATTGTCGGTCATAGTGCCATAAACATTGGCTCGGCTATTGTCGGAAAATCCAGCGCATCTTGGGATGGCTATGATTTTGAAGCCGATAATTTACGAGCTGATGCTGTTGTTAGTAATAATATTGACGGCAGAGATGTTTCAGCTGATTATGCTCGAATAGTGCAGTCAACTGGGGATGCCGAAGCTAATATCACAACTAATGAAACCAATATAAATACTAATATAAACGATATAACTACTCTTGAAATTTCAACAGGCGATGCCGAAGCCAACATTGATAATCTTTTGGAATCAACTGGAAGTATCAAGATTTTTTTCACCAAAGTAGTTGGATTTACTGCAGATTGCGATTATATATGTGATGGAACAGCGGATGAAGTTCAATTACAGGCAGCTCATGATGTATTATCTGCAGGTGGTTCTATTATGGTAAGAGAAGGAAATTATGATATTACAACCGATTTCATCATATCCAAGCCAAGCATTACAATTCAAGGGCAAGGCTACGATACTATCTTTCATCATAATACAACAGGCGGAGGCGAAACTATAGAATTTACTGCGACTGCTGATAACTGTATTTTGAGAGACCTCGTTCTTGAGCCTGTAAGCGTAACGGGAGGAAAGGGAGGATTCAACGAAGAAATCAGAGTGGATGGAGATAATTGTAAAGTTTTAAATATATGGGTTCGAAATGATGTTTCTAATAATCAGGCTTTAATTATCGACGGTAACGATTGTGTAGTGGATGATTGTCGATTTGATTTGGGCTCAGGTATTACTTATAGACAGATTGAGTTTGGAGGAGTGAGGAATACGGTTCAAAATTCATTTATGAAAGCTGTTACCATGCTTGACGGAATAGGAGTAAGTGCAAGTGGACATTATTCTAAGATACGGAATAATAATTTCTTAGGTTGTGGGATAAATACTGCTGGTCCCGATTATAACCAGATTACAAACAACTATATAAATGATAATGGGCTTGGAACAAGCAAGGGAATTATCCTTGCTTCTGATTCGGATTATAATATAGTTACTTCGAATAGAATTATAGGTTTCGATAAGGGAATCGAAGTACAGGGTGATGAGAATTATGTCTCGGACAATAAAATATCGGGAGCCATCTCGGAAGGAATCGAGATAATTTCTCCTAAAACTGATAATGTTATAGTTTCAAATGACCTTACAGGAAGCTCTGCCGATATTAATGACCAAGGTATAAATACGAAGATAAGAGGAAATATTGACCAAAATGGAAACTGGCTGGAAGGGGATATTGCGATTTCAACTGCGGCAATTCAAAGTCAGGTAACGACGAATACATCTAATATCGGAACAAATACCTCAGATGTCGGTCAGTTAAAACTTTCTTCCTATACAGTTGGAGTCATAGATAATGGGCTTGGTGCTTCAACCGGGGATGTTTATAAATGGTTCGGGACTACTTCAAGCTGGGGAGCAGATAATACGGGAGCGGCAGCTGCTGTTGCAGGAATAAGTAGTGGAACCGTAAGCTTGTTAGTTGCAGCATCAAATGCCTCGGCTCACGTCAGGAGTTTCGCTGACTATGTATGTGACGGAACACAGGACGAAGCTGAAATTCAGACTGCAATCCTAGAGGTTGAAGGTAACGGCGGAGGGGCTGTGGTACTCTCAGAAGGGATTTTCAACATTGATAACTCCGTTTTTATAAGGCAATCGAGTGTAACTTTAAAAGGACAAGGGTTCTGCACAATTCTTAGAGCGATAGATAGCTGTAGTATAGGCAATAATGCTGACGGTTGGGGAATAATAATCGCTACAAGAACAGGCGGAATAAATAATTTAATAATATCTGATATGACTTTAGATGGTAATGGCGCAAACAATACTAGCAGATATGCCGGAGTATGTTGCGATACTTATGATGCCTCACTTATATATGGCGAATATATAACTTTAAGAAATCTTAAATGTATAGATTTCAGTGTGACTAATACTAGAGGTCTAACGCTCCAGTGGTGTAGAAACTTTTCTATGACAAACTGCTATTTTGAGAACTGCTATCATGGAAACTACATCAGATATAATGGGACAGGGACAGTCGCAAACTGCATCTATACAGATATTGGCGCAGGGAATGCGCTCAATCTAACTTTAAATAGTTATTGCACCTTAATAAATAATGTCGTAAGAAATACCAACGCACGAGGATTTTATCTTCATACCAATAATAGACTTGTCTTAATGGGAAATGTTGTAACCAACTGTGGGACGACGGGCATCGATTTTGCAGTCGCAAATACATATTGCAAGGTCAGTGAAAATGTTATAATGGATAATACTACCGGAATAAATCTTGCTGCCGGTAATAACTACAATATGATAACGGGTAATTATTTATACAATAATTCAACTAACCTTAATGACGCTGGAACAGATAATCGATATAGCATGTCCGAGCTTTCGACTATGAAGGAGACCATCTGGAATGGATTCCCTGATGGATATATTTTATGGATTGATACGGTTTCAGCAAAGGAATTAGTTGACAGGTCACCTATCTTTTCAGGTAATGCAAGAGAAAAGATAAATAAAATAACAGCTCTGGGCTTACCTGATGCAAATGGTTGGGCTGAAGTAGACCATAGTAGATTACCGAACGAGTTAAAACATACTTTTATTGATAAAAAATATCGTCATAAGACCTCTAAAATTGTGTATAAAACTTTACCAAAAGTAGAAATTAGTTCGGGTATCTTTAAAACTGATGGTATTCAAAATTACGATGTGATAGAAGAAAAAACGGAAGGCAGAAATGTCGGTAGACAAATTCAAATAAATACAAAAGCTTTAAAGGAACTCTTCGATTTATTAGATACTTTAGATTCGAGAATAAAAGCTTTGGAGCCTTAATGGATATTGCCTTAACACCTAAAGAAACAATTTTGATTATTGTCTCAGTTGCCGTGGGTTTTGGTCTCGGCGCTGGAGCTAAATTTGTCTTTAATTTAATTTGGAAAATAATAGAAAGAGCTATCTTTGGCAAAGAGGAGGAAGAAAAGAAATGAAAAAACTTTTGATGATCTTAATAGTTATCAACATTATTCTTTTGGCTATCTCTCATATTCATACTGGGGTTCAGGTCCGGACTCAGACAATAACGCAATATAAATTCGATGTGACTGCGGGGCAGAGAATTCTTGTGATAGATAAAGGAGCGAAGACTTATATCCGAATTACCCCTTCGGAAGCGAGATTATTTGATCTTAAGGTAGGCGAAGGAAAATCTCTTTCAGGGATTTTAATTAGAAAATGACAACTTTAGCAGAATTTAACACAATGGTAGATCGAGTATTGCAGGACGATGATGGAAAGCTAACTTCTGATGAAATTGATGGATTCATTCAGACTGAGGCAACTCAGCTTTACTCGAGGCATCGGCCTTATAGCCGGATCACGGATATGTCTGCCTCCGGGGTTTACAGTTATGAAATCAATACTACAACTTTCCCGGGATGGACCGTGGGTTTCTCAGCAATAAAGAAAGTTCGCTATCCCGCAGATCAATATCAGAATCCTAAAGAGGAAGAGGTTCCCTTTGAGGAATGGGCGATTTATGAGAATACTACAAAGACATATCTCAGGTTTTTATACGTTACTCCGACTGCAGGGTATACTATCCGGGCTTTTTATATAACCCCCCACTCGGTTCCTGATGCTGGAACTGCAACTATTTATTCAACTGATGAAGGAGCCTTCGTGAATCTAGCTGCTTCCTTTTGTGCTCATGCGATTGCCAAATATTATGGCCAGACCTCAGACTCAACTATCGGGGCAGATGCGGTAGCCTACAGAGATAAGAGTGATATCTGGGCATCTCGGGCAAAGGATCTTTATAAGCTATATATCGATTATATGTTCCCGAATCATGTCGAAGCCTCGATGGCAATGAGGGAATTTGACACAATATATGGGGAATTAGGCCTTTCAAGACTTACTCATAAGGAATGGGCCAGATGAGGAAGAAAAGCCAGAATAATCAAATCTTCAAGGCTGTAATGGGCATGCAGAGGATCATTGGCAAAATAGATAAGAATACTGATTATGTTAAAAACAAGGTACAACATATTGAAGCCACAGTGATTAAACATGAACAAATTATTTATGGGAATCCGGAGAAGATGGGAGCCGGAGGACTTCTGCACACAACCCAAGAGCAGGAGTCTAAAATTACGGGACTCGGATCCCGGATGGACTATCTTCGCTCAACCTTTGTAATGATTTGGACAGGGATCTTTGCACTTATTCAACTGGCATTCTCAGCTATAAAGCATTTTTTTTCTGGGAGCAAATAATGGCTAAGATGGAAATGGGAGCTGAGTTAAAACTCCAAGGGCTGTTCTTAAGAGATCCGGACAAAGCAATCAAGATCTTTGAAGAAGAGTTCGGCAAAGCCTTAGACGAATCGACTTCATTTTTAATGAGAACAGTTATTCGAGGGACTCCAGTTCATTCGGGAGCTTTGAGAGGTTCAGTGTTTAGAGAAATTCGAGGCCGTGGCTTAGCAATGCATGGAGTCGTTGCAACGAATTGGCCATATGCAGAATTTATTGAAACCGGACAGCCAGCTCATACTCCGAACTATGCAAACTTGGCCGATTGGATTCGATTGAAGCTTGGACTTTCTGGGGATCATTTGTATGCAGTTCTTCAGGTAATTGCAAAGCAGATCCGAACTCGGGGAATCCGGCCTCATTTTATGTTTAAGAAGGCTTTTGAAGCTGGGAGGATGAGAGTCCAAGGAATTCTTAATGAAGCAGCCTCTAGAATAATCGAAAGATGGAAATAAATGAGCTATTCAACAGTCATTGCAGAGATAGATACTATCTTAAAGACAGCGACGGATGTCGGGACTAAAGTTTATAAGTATGATCGACTCGAGACCACAGAAGTTGGATTCAAGAATGCTTTTAAAGTTGGCTCTGTTATTAAAGCTTGGACGATTACCCGGGCCAGAGTCGAATCGCTCCCAGAAGCAAGCCGAGTCAACCATGTGATGACGACTTGGATTATCCGAGGTTATTATTCCCTCGGGAGCTCAGGAGCAACAGAGGATACTTTTCAGGGACTCATAGATAATATTCGGCAAGTATTTAGGGATGATCCAAGACTCAATAATTCAGTTTTAACATCATCCCCTTTACAGATAGATATAATCGAGCCTCGGATGTGGGGCTCAATTCTTTGTCATTATGCTGAGATGAGATTGGTCACAGAGGAAGAAGAATCATTTACATAGGGAGGCTTTATGGAAAGAGTCGAATGGATAAACGAAGAATCAAGGGAAATAGTCGGTTATGGAGTTTTTAAAAAGGGAGACCGATTCGATGCCCCTTCTAAATTAGCCAAACAATTAATTTCTCAGGGCTTAGTGAAGGACGCCTACAAAGAGAAAAAATCTAAAACTAAGAAGGATAAATAGGGAGGTATTATTATGGGCGGAACTACAGGAAAACTTACTCATTTTGGAATTGCCAGAGAGGTAACTTTTGGGACGGCAGTTGGAGCAACCGCTTATCTCAAATATAATTCAGAAACTCTGACAACGGCCATTGAGGAATTGATTGAAGCATCTTTAAATAATCGAAGCGATGAAGGGGCTTCTTATGAGGGACTGAATACTCATGCGGGGGATTCGGTTCACGAAGTCCATCCTGCAGGGATCGGGTACTTATTGAGAAGCGCACTGGGATCTCCTCTCACTGTGGATAATACTGGTTCGTATACTCACACATATACCCCGATTGCAGGAAGGAATGCTGATTCGGGAACTGCGACTGCAGGGACCTCTACGACATTGACAGATTCAGGAGCGACTTGGACAATCGATGACCATATTGGCGATTGGCTACATATTACTGCAGGAACAAATTCTGGGGAATATAGAATCATTTCGGATAATACCGCAACTGTAATTACTGTTGCCTCAGCTTTTACTTCCCCGATAGATGCGACCTCAGTATATGAAATTACTCCCGGACCGGAGCATTGTGCCTTGCCACCTTATACTATTGAAGTTCATAGAGATTTGACAGGATCTACCCCAGCCTTTCAATATGCTGGTGGTGTTATAAATACTTTATCTTTAACCCTTGGAGTCGGAGCGAAGATCTTAACAGCGACTAGTTCATGGTTAGCAAAGTCTGTGGCTAATATAGCAGCGACAACTCCTTCACTTCCAACTACTGATCCTTTCATGTGGGACGATGCCATCCTTGGAGTTGGCTTAGCCGTGGGAGATACAGCAACTGGAGGATCCTCGACTACAATAGTTAAAACTGCGGCAGGATGGACTGCTAATGCCTATCAGAATATGATTGTCTTAACAACTGGTGGAACTGGGCCGAATCAATGCAGGAAGATAAGCTCGAATACAACTGATACTCTGACTTGTACTCCTGCTTTTACGGTAGCTCCTGCATCCGGAACAACTTTCAAGGTATTCAATGCCCATAATTTAACCGAGACAATTACTTTCAATTGGACAAACGGATTGATAGCTGTACCTCTTTTAAATAATACAAATACAATTGCCCAGATTGATAGAGATGCTTTTAGAAGTGGAACGATTTCCCGGACAGTTATTCCTCAACAGATAACTGATTTTGGGACTTATTATACAGGTTGGACGACTCGGGAATGGTGTTTATATTTCCATGGGGCTCAGATCACAGGGAATCATTACTATGATCTGGTATTCTATTTCCCGAAAGTTTTATTCACGGCATATCCGGTCAATGTCGGCGGTGGAGGAAGGATAACCGTCGCAGATGGTCTGAAAATAAAATACGATAGCACGGCAGGATATTTTATGAAATGTATCCTTCAGAACAATACCAGCTCTTACTAATTTAGCAAGAATTAGCAGAAATTAGCAATTCCTTTGATAAGGGAGCGTTAGTTAAGAAGCCATTGAAGGGATAATCTTTGGATAGGAAGGTTATCCCTATTTTTATTGGGAGATATTATGGGAGTAAAAGAACAATTTTTAGAAGCAGTCAAAACCGAACAAAAAACAGTCTATTATACGGTTTCGAAATCAGGGCTTTTGAAAAAAAATGCTAAGATAAAATTCATAATTAAATCATTATTTCCCAAAGATTTTCTTGATAAAGGAGTCCGAGAGGAGATTATGAAAGAAGTTAGTCGAGGGCAGACTCTCGAAGAAGCGGGTCGAGTTGTCAGTGAAAAATTAAAAAAAGATTTCGTAAGTTATAAGAACGATGAGATCGCAAAAATGATGATTCAGAAGGGAGTTTTATTTCCTAAGATAGTCGATAAGGAAGAGAATTTAGCAGAGGACGAACTCCCTTATAAAATGCTTCAGATCTATTGGGAAATTAAATTATTTTTGATTAAGGAAATCGCAGCGATTTCTCCGATGTTTCAAGGAGTTATATAATGGCCAATGTTTTAGAGATATTACTAAGAGGTAAGGGCGGAGATCAGGTTAAAGCTGAGCTTGGGAAAACAAATACAGCCGTAAATAAAACCAAAGAGTTAATGAAAACTCTTGGCGGAATAATGTCTGTGGGAATTCTTGCTAAAGGTTTCGCAGATGCATTGAAGGCTTATGAGGTTCAAGAGCTTGCGGTTACAAAACTGAATGCAGCTTTGAAGGCACAGGGAATATTTACAGACGAGGCATCTAAGGCATTACAAGATCAGGCTAGTGCTCTACAACAAGTCACAACCTTTGGGGATGAGGCAATAATATCCGCTCAGGCTTTACTTCTGAATTATGGACTGCAAAAGAAAGAAGTCGAAGCAGCGATTCCGACAATTCTTGATTTCGCAGCAGCTACTGGAAAGGATGTTCGAGCAGCAGCTGATTATGTTGGTCGAGCTTTAACAGGACAAGTATCTGTTCTTAGGACTTATGGAATAACAGTAGATGAGGCCACTCTTAAAAATAAAGGCATGGCGGGAATTCTCGAGACTGTTCAAGATCGAATGGGTGGAACTGCAGAAGCTCTTGCAAAATCTGGAATCGGACCAATGAAACAATTCGATTTAACTATTGGCGATGTTAAAGAACGAGTCGCAGCTACGCTTCTGCCCGCTTTAGTCGATCTCATACGATCCATTGAGAAATGGTTACCTTTCATAGAAAAAGTTGCCTTGGGAATTACTGCTGTGGTTTCAACTGCAATCGAAGGGATTACAACCTTAGTGAATGTTGTTCAAGCAGTTACCAAATTAAGATTCAAGGAAATCCCCAAAATTGTAAAAGAGGGCGGAGAAGCGGTTGGTAAAATTTGGGCTGATACAACAGAAAGAATGGTTAAAATTGAGGAGAAAGCGAAAGAAAAACGGGTCGAAATAGTCAAAGATGAGACTAAGAAAAAGGTTGGAATGGGAGAATTTTGGTTAAAGAAAAAAGAAAAGGACGAGGAAGACGCAAGGAAGAAAGAGAAAGAAGAATTTGAAAAAGCAGTTGGAGAAAGGGAAGGAATAATAAGGGGCGAGTATGATCTCAGGCGAGAGCTTCGGGAATTAGATTTAGAAGATGTTATCAGAAATATAGAGGAACGAATTGCAAGAGAAGAAGAAGGTTCAGCAGATAGGAAGGCTCTAGAGAAAGCCCTATCTGATTATAAGAAAGCTTTGCAAATCGAATCTGCTGCAGACATAGCGAAAATCCAAGATGATATCCAAGGCAATCTAGAGTCTAATTTAACAGATATGTTAATGCTTGAAAAAGATTTTGGCGAAGGCATCCAAGATGTATGGAGAAATATAGAACGAGTTGTCCTTCAAACGATTGTAAAGCAAGTCGTCGAGGAAAAAGCAGCAGCAACCATAAGGATAGCGGCAGAGCAGGCTGTCGGAGCAGCCAAGGCAATCGCTGCTCATGCCGGGCTCCCTTTTGTCGGAATCGCTCTTGGGGTAGCAGCAGCAGCGGCTCTGATAAGTCATATAGGAAGAATGTCCACATTCCAAGGAGGAGGAGTTGTTCCCGGACCTGAGGGAAGGCCTCGAGCAATTCTGGCTCATGGAGGAGAAGAGATACTGACTCCTCAGGAAAGACGCAGAGGCCGTGGAGTTTATATTGGGACGATTGAGATTCAGTTTCCGAATGTAACAACTTTCCAAGATTGGATAGAAGCTCCTCCGGGACGAGTTAAGGAAGTTACAGAAAGAAAAATCCTTCAGGCTATGTCGACACTCGAGGATGAAGGCAAAATTAAAGAAGGGACGGTCTTGATATAATGGCTGATACAATGAGGATTTCTTATGGCGGAACGAATATAGATTTCAGTCCGGGATTCGGTTATGATGTTCCGGATGATTTAGGTATTATTCGATTTAGAACTCCGAATGGAACTCTTTATTCATATAAATTTTTCTATAAGTATCGATGGGAAGTTCCAGTCTCATGGTTTAATTCTAGCGATACAACGAATATAAACTCTTGGTGGAGTAATAACTATGATGTTACTTTCTACCCAGACCGGATTAATTCCCCGGGGACCTCATTTACTTGTAAGATTGTTAACGGCACTCGGCCGATAAGTCGGTTCAATGGTCCCTATTGGGAGACCTATTACGAAGGAACTTTAATTCTGGAGCAAACATAATGCAATCTATTGCCACTCTCTTACAGCAAGAATTTGAAAAGACATCTTCCAGTCCTGAAAGAGTTTTTTATTATCGAGGCGGAGCAGATAAAGCTTCTTATGTCACTTCTTGGTCTCCAATTACTAGAAGAGCCGATTCCATTACCTCGGGTAATGTCTCCCTTGAAATCTCAAATACCGACCAGTCTTGGAATGATATTTTAGTCAGCCCCGGTACTCATATTAATCCGGGAGCGACCAATACCACGATCCAAGTGGGATATACAGGAATTGGATTCATGTCAGTATTCCAAGGCAAGTTATTATCTGCCAATTTTTCCAGTGTAGACTCATTATCCTTGACCTTCAGGGATAAGATTTCCTATTTCACACAAGTACCCATTGGATCAGATGAAAGCCCAGCGGATTATTATTCATCCTCGAGTTATACTGTTTTCACAGATTCTGATTGGTCTACAGGAAGAAATCCAGCCCATCTTATTTGGCATTTACTTACCAATTGGGGAGGACTCGATAATACCGAGGGAGCGGGCAATACAGATATCGATTGGAGTAAATTCACAGAGTTTAGGGATATACTAGATTCTCTTGGATTAAAAATTCAGGCCAAATTTCAAGGAGAAACTCTGACAAATGCTTTAAAAGAGATTGCTGATATCACTTTATCTACCGTATTTTCTGAAGCAGATGGAAAGATTATCTGCAGATATTGGTTGGGGCAGGATAATACATCGGTCCAATCTTATAATTCGACAAAATGGAAGAATTTACCCTCGGTCATAATGGATCGTTTTGACATTATTAATCGCTATTTAGTTTACTATGGCCTTTCCTTTCCTGTTCAAGATTCAGGAACTGCGACTTCTGGGGCCGATACAACTCTCACGGATACTGGAAAGGCTTGGTCTACCAATGCTTATAAAAATATGTACTTACATATAACAGGAGGAACAGGGGCAGGACAGACTCGCTCAATAGTGAGTAATACTGCAACTGTCATCACTGTTAGTTTAGACTGGGACACGAATCCCGATAATACTTCGACCTATGAAATCTTAGATTATACTGCAGGGGCCTTTCTGGGCTCGATCTTAAGAGAGGATGCAACATCGAAAAGTGTTTATGGGACACTGGAGAGAATATACGATGGCACTATAATTTGGTATTATCGATCCCCTTCAGCAATTGAGTTTGCTGAGAGAATGCTTATAGATACCAAGGATCCTATTCAGTATGCCGAGATTGAATGTGGGCTTCTGGCTTATCGTCAACAGCTCTGGGATGCATTAAAATTGACAGAGAGTTTTTATAGCTGGGTAGACCAAGGTTTCAGAATAGAGGAATTATCTTTTAATACAAACGAAGGCACGGTCCGGATTAATGGAAGGCTGACGACTTTATACCCCTTCCTTATTCTGGATGATGCCACCTTCGGAAAAATAGACAGCACAAATGTTTTGGCTTAGGAGGAAATATGTGGAAAAATCAAGATCTTAAACCCCGAACTGTGAATTGTGGCCGATGCGGTAAACCACAGACAGAGAAAGTCTACGGAGAGGGTTTTTTGGGATGGATTCGTTTGCCTGAATATTTAAATGAAAAAGGGAGTGCTTTGATCCTGTGTCCCAATTGCAATGCTATTCTTAAAAAATGGTTGAATGGAGGTAAAGATGGCAACTTGGACTGATCTAACTTTTGCAGCTCTCGAAGTTTTGGCTGCTTCGAAACTTAATCAAATGGATGCTAATTTCGATGCCTTAGCTGAAGGAGCAAGTGGCGCTCCGGATATCACAAAAATAGATGATACTTGTCAGTTCAATGCTGCGGTCACTCTATACTATTCCATGGGATCAAGGGATTTCAGAGGACAGGCTGGAGATACTAATTACAATGATGCTATCGGGTCGGTAAGATGCGGGGATACCAGCTCAGTTATTCTATGCGCTCCGGTTCACTTGCCCAACGGGGCTATTATCACAAGTTTCAAAGCTTGGTGGTATAGAGATGATGCTGCTGCTTCTGGAACAATATATCTAGGAAGAGGGGATGGGACTGGAGGAAGTAGTACAATGGCTGACGCATCTAGCGACTCGACTGCAGGCAACCATAGTGTCGAAGATACGACAATCAGCACTGCCACGGTGGACAATACAGCTTATCATTACAGTATTACTTGCACGCTGAATCCAAATGATAATACTGCTGATGTTTATCTTTACATGGTAGTCATTACTTACACTACCACTTATCCAAGGCCTTAGGAGTTCAAATGTCAGATAAAAATCAAATTCCCTTAGATCCGAAATTCAAAGGACTCTTTGATTTTTTTAACTCGCAAATAGTAGCATTTGTTAGATATATTCTGGAGAAGATGAGAAAGATCTTCAAATGGTTTTAATTTATTGGAGGGAGAATGAGCTTAATCAAAATTGTGATAGATCCCGGGCACGGCGGAGAAGACTGGGGATTGAAGACTGGAACGAAATGTAATAAGGGGTATGATGGTTGCCTTGAGAAGAATATCAACCTCGAGGTCGCTAACCGATTCGCTTGGTTCTGTGCTAAGCATGATATTTCATATATAATGACTCGATACGGGGATAGATATATCTCTTTAAAGGAACGATGTTACCGAGCCAATCCGACTCGGGCCTTCTTGTTTATTTCGATACATTGTAATTATTCTATTAGTTCCAAAGTCCGAGGGCTCGAAACTTGGTATTATCGAGGTTCATATTCTGGAGGAGCATGGGCTTCTAAATGCCAGTTTCTACTCAAGGGACTTGAATATACTTGGAATCGAGGCAAGAAAGCTGGCAGGAATTTCTATGTTTTAAAGCATACTCGAATGCCTGCAATTCTGGTCGAGTTGGGTTTTCTTTCTAACCCCGAGGATTGCAAGTTTCTTAATAGTGAAAACAATCAGGATCTTATCGCTGAAAAACTTTTTGAACTCGTGAGGACATTATGAATATTGCTAAGATATGGAAACTATACTGGGCTTGGAAGAAAATAAAACGAGCCCTGAAAGGAGTAGTTATGTCAGATAAATTGAAATCAAGAAAACTCTGGGTAACGGTAGGGACCGCCATAGGCATCGTTCTGATCCGAGCCTTAGAGCTTCCGGTTGATGATGCTACGATCACGAAACTTATTGCTCTGGTCTTAGGCTATGATGTCGTTCAGGGGATTGATGACTTAGTTGGTAAAGGGAAAAAGAACAGCAAATAAGAGTACCGTTTTATTTGCATTTAGAGGCTATCAATTACTCTTTGCTTTCTCAGTTGGTAGCCTCTTTTTTTTATATCCCCCGACGGAAAAGCCTCTCCTCGGATTTCTTTCCCAAGCCCTTGATTTTGCCCGGAATCCAAGGTAAAATGTTGGTAGATCTTTAATAGCAGACCCAGGGGAGGTGATAAAAATGCAGACTCAGAAAACCTCGAAAATCGAATCCACCTTCATCCTAAACAATTTATGCGTATGTTGCGGAAGAGAACTTGCGCATCCCAATAAAGGAAAGCCAGTCTACTGTTTGGATTGCGCTATAAGAATGAAGCCTGTGAAATTGATTCGAGTAGATAATTTAAAGAAAGAATTCTAAGGCTTTCACTCCGCTTCTGGATCGGGAGCGGAGATGAGCGCCTAAGCTCAGGAAGGTGGTGATTATTATGAGTAAGAATCCTGAAACTAATCTTATAATCAATCAGAAGTATTTAACTAAGGCAGGCGATCCCGTGATATTCTTAGGGGAGATCCCAGACGGCTTTAAAATCAAGGTAGTAGCCACAGGACACGAGGTTGAAGTGAAGAAGGATTACAAATTCTACCCTTGGAATGGCGAGAAAGTAAATGGGACAGCCAAGAATCTCATGAAATCCTCGAAAAGTGGCCGTAAAAAGACGGAGAAGAAACCCAAGCTGGCTCACAAGATCGATAAATATTTATTCCTCGGGAAATATACCGTGAAAGAGATCGCTGAAAAGATCAAAAGCGAGCCTGAGGCCAAAGGAAAGGATCTGGAGGCTAATGTTCATGCTCGGCTTGTCGGATATCGAAGGAAGGGAATCCCGATCCAGAAAAGTGACAGCGGTAAGATAAAAGTAGTTCTTAAAGCCTAAGGGCTTTCACTCGGCGCTTCTCCATGGAGTGCCGAGATGAGATTCCGGGAGCAGGCAAGGAAACTCTTTTCAAGGATCCCAGATCCTCTGAGTCTGCGCCTTGCCTCTCCCTCACAACTATAAGGATTTGGTCCTGTCTGCTCCGGCATGAAAGCCGTCGGGCAGACAGAGATGAAATTCTCGACGGAGATTATGATGTTCAAAATTTTTTCTTGGATACTTGACAAGGATATTTTTAAGATGTAAAATATGTTATAGAATTTTGAATTAATAAGAGGTTTCATGAAATCCCAAGATATAAAACAATCCATAACAGACAGAAATGCTTGCAAGCGATTCTGTCTATTTTTATTTATGGGATTCAAAGGCGGTAGAGGGATTGTCCCGAAAGGGTTGTCTTGGGCTACCGCCTTTAATTTTTCTATTGGGAGGCGTCTATGTTTCTTGGGAATAGCTATGAAGAATTAAGGGAGCTTGTCGATCAATGGAATAAGGTTCTTTATACAGTATTCACGGGCAGATCTTGGCAGAAAGATAAGCAGGAATACGATAAGAAGCGCAGAGACGAATCCCTGCATGCCGATTTTATCGCAGACACAGAAATGGAATTAAAGAAGGAGAATGGAGAATGAAGCAGTTTTTCAAAGAATGGTGGCCCAATATTATTTTATTCCTTTGGGTTGTGGGCCTGTTAATTTATAATGCTCTGAGGTGGTATGTGGAATTATTTCGATGCACTTACCTTTATAGCCGGCATGTTAGTCGGCTGTGGCATCTCGTATTTTTGGTTCAAGGTAGGCCTTGGCATCACCATTCAGGATCATCGAGGAATTAAAATAACCGATAAAAATATAAGGGACGCTCTTAAAGATTTTAAAGATAAGGAGAAGAACAATGGCTAATGTACCTACTTATTCAGATACAGACCAACCCGGGACGAATATTCTCGAGGCAGGCCGGTATGAATTTGAAACAATAGAGATGAATCCATTTACCTCAAGGAAGGGCAATGCCTGTGTTTATAATGTAATGAAGATCCAGTCTGCCCGGAAAGTCGACCCGATTTGCACGGCTCCGGGGTTCGACTGGAGATGGAAGCAATATCTTCATGCCATCGGGATCCGCCGGAAACTCAAGAAAGGCGAAAAGGTTTTCAATGTAAATACTGACGATTGCCTGCATAAGAAAGGCTTGGTCGATATTATAGTCAATAAGGACGATCCCGAGAATTGGAGAAATGAGATCCAGAGGTATATGCCGCTCGATGATAAGAAAGCTCCGCTCTCAGGAATTGAAGACGAACCATCTGAATCCAAGCCTGAGATCAAGCCTGAAAAAGAAACCAAGGAAGAATCACAAAAGGAAGAGGCGACTGAAACAAATACAGATGTAGATTTATAAAAGGAAAGAATATGCCCCGTCAGAAAGGAATAGACAAACTTAAGCTCGATTACCAAATCTTAATCGATTCGAGGGAGCAGCATCCTTGGAGATTTTCTCGGTCCATTGAGAAGGCCCTACCCGCAGGGGATTATTCGATTGCCTATCAAATCCCTGAGAGACTCTTAACCTATGAAAATATTATCGCAGTCGAAAGGAAGTCTGATGTCGGAGAGCTCTATTCGGCCACAGGCTCAGAGCGAGAGCGCTTTGAGAACGAACTCCAGAAGCTCTCAAGACTGCAGTATTCTTTTGTTATTTGCGAGTTTACTTTGATTGATATACTAAATGATGCCCCGCCGGGAAAACTCGAGCCTCAGGCAGTTTTTGGCAGTATCCATTCTTGGATTATTCGATATGGAGTACAGTTTATATTCGCAGGGAATAGGCAGAATGCTCGAGGCTCGGCTTTGAAGCTTTTTGAATTTTATTTTAAGTATAAGATTTTAGGAGTAAAATAAGGAGGATAATATGTGTCAGTTTTTTAGTTGCATAGCGACAAAAGATGGTAGAGTATTTTGGTCTAGCAAAAGTCAATCACATGAAGATATTAAAAAAGAGTTTAATATCAAAGATTGTGTAACAAGTCATTTTAAAGAGAATATTGTTCCTATTGAAATTTTGTCACCAGGTGATATTTTTAGTAAAGATTTCTCAAAATGGAAACTTAATTTTGATGGAGCAGAAAGACCTAGTTGGTGGAACAAAAAAATAGAAAAGAAATGTTTTGACGCTCTTGCTGAATGTTATGAAATGGCTATTCTAGATGGCGTAGAAATAGAAGAATTAAAAGATAGAAATATTCATTTAATGCGAAATACAAAAATAAAAAGAATGATTAACTGTAATGTCGGTGTGATGAGGGGAAGTTCGAATGTCGGTGTGATGAGGGAAAGTTCGAAAGTCGGTGAGATGAGGGGAAGTTCGAAAGTCGGTGTGATGAGGGGAAGTTCGAATGTCGGTGTGATGAGGGAAAGTTCGAATGTCGGTGTGATGTGGGGAAGTTCGAA